AATGACTCTATTATAACATGGGCATCAGAAGAACTCTTTATTCCTTATATATCACCTGTGGATAATCGTTGGCATCGTTACTTTCCAGACTTTTTGGTCAAGTATAGAACAAAAGACAATAAACTATCAACTATGATGCTTGAGGTCAAACCAAAAAAACAAACTGCACAGCCTGAACCACAGAAAAGAAAAACAAAACAATTTATTAGTGAAGTTAAAACATGGGGTGTCAATCAAGCTAAATGGAAAGCAGCCAATGAATATTGTTTAGACCGTGGATGGGAATTCAAACTGATTACGGAAGACCATCTAGGGCTGTAACTAAATAACTGAATGACCTCTATATTAACTGAAATATCAGCCGAAAGAAAATCTCAAGGACTTAAAATGTCCTCAAGAGAATCTTATGCTTGGTTGTTGAAAAAGATTGCTGAGTTAAAAAGTCCAGTCAAACTAGCGGCAGGAATTAAAGCCGAACAGTATAGGAAGATGAATCGGTTTATCTTAGGTAATCTATATTACTTCTATTATGATCCAAAAGGTAAAGACGATTTAGATTATTATGATAAATTCCCTTTAGTATTAACATTAGAAAAATATACAGACGGATTTTTGGGACTTAACTTACATTATTTGCCAATACAGTATAGAGTGGCATTTTTAGGTAAGTTGATGCCTTTCGCAATTCATGGTGATGAGGACGGGATTAAAAGGTTGAGAGTCAGTTACGACATTTTAAGCGCATCCAAGCGGTTTAAAGCGTTTCGGCCTTGTATTAAACGATATCTGAATAATCATATTAGGTCAAAGGTACTTGCCGTTCAACCAAATGAATGGGATGTGGCAACTTTTCTGCCTGTTCAACAGTTTAAGGGTGCCACAGCCAAAACGGTATGGCAAGATTCGGTACACGAAATAAGGAATAATTAAAATGGCAGTTAGTAAATTCCAAGAATTTAAGAACAGTTTTAAAACTGATTTGGCTAGACCAAATAGGTTTGAAGTTGATATCACAACACAAGCATCTTATGGTGGAATTCAATCCAGAGAATTAAGATTGCGTTGTGAAACTGCTGAATTGCCTTCTAGAACATATGCAACAGCCGAACAAAAGTTTGGTTCAAATCCAATTGAAAAATACCCATATCAGGTACAATTTAATGATTTGAATCTCACATTTGTTGTTACTGATGACATGAATCCAAAAAAGTTTTTTGATGGTTGGATGGAAGCTGTGATACCATCATTTAGATATAATCCAAGTTATAAAAATGATTATACCGGAGTAATTACAATTTCACAATTTGATGTGTCTGATAAACCAACTTATGAAATTGAATTGTTTGATGCATATCCTATTGCTGTCAATCAATTGGATTTAGATTGGTCAACTGAAGGACACCACAAATTAACTGTAGTATTTGCATATACATATTGGAATCAATTATCTGATTAACTTAATGGAGTGATAATAAAATGGCTTTACCAAAAATTGATACACCGGTCTATGACCTTGAGTTACCATTATCAAAAAAGAAAATACGATTTAGGCCGTTCTTAGTAAAAGAGCAACGTAATTTGATGATGGCCATGGAATCTGATGATAAAGAAACTATCGAAAGAAACATTCGACAAGTATTACATAATTGCACATTAACTGAAGGCCTTGAAATTGATAGATTGCCTATTATTGATGTTGAATTTTACTTCATCAATCTTCGTGCTAGGTCTGTTGGTGAGGTAGTTCAAAATAGATACCGTTGTGAAAATGAAGTTGAAGAAAAACCTTGTGGCAACTTAATGGATGTTGAATTAAATATTTTAGAAATACAACCTGATATGAGTAATGTTGTAAATGATGTTATTCAAGTCAATGATAGAATTAGTGTTAAGTTAAAATTCCCAGAGTTTTCTATTTTAGAACGAGCCAATAAATTTGAAAGTGTTACTGATATGGCTTTTGATATGATTGCCGAAAGTGTTGAATACATTTTTGATGGTGAACAGTATTATTATGCAGCCGAATCAGAACCAGATGAGATTATTGAGTTTATTGAATCATTGAATCAGGATCAGTTTAACAAAATAGAAAACTTCTTTAATAATTTACCAAAGTTAAATAAGAATATAGAAGTAGATTGTAAAAAGTGTGGTTTCCATCATTCTATTCAAGTGGAGGGTCTAGACTCTTTTTTCGCCTAACATTTCGTCATGACAATCTGAAGAATTACTACAAAACAAACTTTTCATTGATGCAGCACCACAAATATAGTTTGTTTGAACTTGAAAATATGATACCTTGGGAACGTGAAATCTACGTTGCTATGCTTATACAATACATTGAAGAAGAAAATGAAAAAATTAAGCAAAGACAAAACAGTAGATGATAACAAAAAAGGTCAATCAAAAAACATTCGCATGGGACCCTACCGCATTTCGAGGTAAGGGATATTGGTTTGTTTCTGGTAAAGACGGTTCATTTGGCCGTGCTGCCAGTAAAGCAGAATCAGTAGCTCTAGGTAAGCCCAAAGACGAATCTGCTGATGTAAAATTACCTACCGAAACAAACCCACAAAAAGATATTTCCGAAGGAACCAAAGACGGTTTCAGTAAAATGCGAGAAAAATTTGGCATGGGAAATATTGCAAAAGTATTAGGTAAAATGAAAATCATGAAGCCTTTTTCTTTCCTTGGTGGAAAAAAAGGCGACGAACAAATCAAAGCACTTAAATCATCAGGTAATAGAAAACTAGGTAATGTTGATACAGCTTTCTATGCTACAGTTGAAGAAGGTAAAATCAAACGATTAACTAAAGGTGATTCTGTTACAGATGTTGCCGTTAAATTATCTAGCCTTGTTCAACTCTCATATGAAAAGAAAAAACTAGCCAGAGAGCTCGCCAGAAATTTTGAAAAAGAAATGTTCAATGAAGATAAGAGAAGGCATGAGGAGTTAATATCTGCCATTACTGGTGTAGAAAAAGAAGAAGAACAAAAAAGTACAATACAGAATAGAATAAAAAAAAGTATTAGTGAAGTAAAAGAATTCTTCAAAGAAAAAGCCAGTGCAATTTCGGTACCAAAAATACCTTTACCAAGTGGCACAGCAGCCGTAGCAAAAACAGCAGTAAAGGTTGCAGGCGGTGTTGCAGCTGCAGCAGTAGGTACGGATGTATTAGCTAAAATTGGTGGCGCAGAATCTTCAGGTAATTATGATGTGATGAACGCAGTCGCAGGTGAATATAAAAATAAAACATATGATATTAAAGCCGGTGGTGTTTCATACGCAGGAGGAACATATGGCAAGAGTTTAACTGATATGACCATTGGTGAAGTGCTGGAATTAGCTAATGACCGTAAGAGTAAACTCGGTGGAGGTGGTGCGGCCGCAGGTAAATATCAATTTATGCCAGCAACATTACAAGCACAAGCACAACAAGTTTTTGGTAATGAATGGGCAACCACAAAATTTAGTCCTGAAAATCAAGACAAACTTGCCAAGAATTTATTAGATTATGAAGTGAAACAATTAACATCAAGAGGTGTACAACCATCCGAGGCAGCCATATACATGGTACACTTTTTGGGTAATGGTGGTGCCGCCAAAATGGTGTTAGACGAGAACAATAATGATAAAAGAATGGGAGATTTATTTCCTAGGCTTAATAATTCTAATAATGATACTATTGCTAAAATGACTGTTGCACAATATAAAGATTCATTGGATAAAAAAGGATTTAGTTTTGGTCCAATGAAAGAATCTCAAGGTACAACAGCAATGGCACAAGGTTCAGTTCCTACACCAACAGAAACAGGCAAAACACCAAGTGGTGTTCGAGTCAGTAGTGAATATGGACCAAGAAATATGGGTAGTGGGTTTCATTCTGGAGTAGATATTGCATCACCGATTGGAACTCCAGTATTTGCCTCTAATTCAGGTGTAGTTGTTGCTGCACGGTGGGAGAATCCAAATAATCCAAAACAAGGTTATGGTCAATTCGTTCAACTGAAACATGAAGATGGTACACAAACTGTTTACGCACACCTATCTCAGATTGGTGTAAGACAAGGTGATAAAGTAGAAAAGGGAATACAGATTGCTAAAACAGGTAACACAGGTTCTAGCACAGGACCACATTTACATTATGAATTAATAAAGAATGGTGTAAAAGTAAATCCAGGTAGTCAAGTAGCTTTGGCCGCAGTAACTCCTGGTGGCACTCCATCAAAATTAGATGTTGTTCTAGCTGAAAATCAAGGTTTAAAACGAAATGAAGAACCAACTAAGTATAGTAATAATTCTACAGAGACAACTAAAGTAGGTAAAAAATCAGAACCAAAAACTTTGGCTTCTAAAGATTTACTTGATTATCCTGCATTCGTTGAATCCACAATAGGTTAAAATAGATGGCAAATAAACTACCAATAACTAAAAGACTCAAAGACGAAATTTTTGTTTGGGACCCAACAGCATATCAAGGCAAAGGTTATTGGTATGTATTGGGTAAAACTGGGGCTTATGGTCGACCAGCAAGTAAGGCCGAAAAAATAAAATTAGGTTCACCTCAAAAATCAGAAACAAGTCCTGTATCACCAAAAGTGGCTTTTATGGATACTCCACAATTATCTCAAGGTGGTGGTAGAAGAAGGTATAGAAAAAGAATAAAACTTGCTGGACAACAAGATATTAGAACAGGTCCTTTAAAAGAAGTTATATTTCAAAAATGGTTTAATGAAGGTACTCCAATAAGTGAGGCCATTCAACAAGCACTATCAGAAAAATTCAAGGCAAAAGTTGCTACTATAAAAGATAAATTTGATCCATTAAACATGATTACCAAATTAGTTGGTGATAAAGCCGGTGCTATTATTGGTCGTAAAATGGGTAGAAGTGAGGAAGATATTTCAAGATTTACCGGTTACGGTGATACAACCGGTGCAAGAGATAGTAAATTAAAAGCCTTAAAAGGTGGTAAAGGAATACCTGATTTAGAAAAAGCAACCTATTCTTCTATATCTGAAGGTCAACAAAAGAGAATGAATAAGGGTTCTGGTCTAGCTGATGTATTGGCCAGAACTTATAACATTCTTAAAAAATCTTTTGATGAAGATAGTAAAAAATCTAAAGGTGTTGATAAGTTAAACGAACAGAAAAATAAATGGAACAAAGAATTGGTTGAAGCAATTACAGCCAATAAGATGGAGAATGATAAAGTAACTATTAAAGAGTTTGATTCGTATAAGAAAATTATCAATAAAAAATTCAAAGAGATTGAAGAATTATTGGGTGATGGTGGTAAATCAATAATTGGTTCAATAGCTGAAGGCATGACAATGAAATCTTTAGCTACAGCAGCTGGTAGATTATTATTGGGTGCTTCACCATTCTTAATTCCTATTGCGGCATTGGTTGGTGGTATAGCTTCACAACAAGCTATAAAAGAAGATATCGAATCGAACCCTAACGATCCAAAGTATGATAATAATCCTTATGCAAATCAAATTAGGGATAAATCTAGTCTAGATGCTGCAGCTCAAAAAATGCAACATAGAGCATTAAAGAAAATGACTTATCCCAATGTTGTTGAACTATTAAAAGCTAATCCAGAAGCATTAGTTGAAGATTCTGGAATGCCTTTACCAGAGTTACAGAAATGGGTTTCAGATAATAAAGCAAATGAAAAAACAGCCGTATTATCTTTTACACCAAAATCAGAAAGAATAAAATCTGAAATAAAAGCAAAAGAAGCAGCACCATCAGCAACACCAGTTCCTGCACCAGCTGAAAAACCTGTAGATACGGCAGCTAAAGTAATTGCAAATGTAAACGAAAAAGTTATTAGTAATGCTCCGGCTAGTTCACAATCTAATACACCAACAGCAACAAGTGTACCAACTGCTAGTGAAGCGCCTGTAACTAATAAAGAAGAAGTTTCATCTGATAGTTTGTCTAGTACATCACCTGCGGTCAATGTCCCTACTGAAAATAATACAGGTTCAGAAGTTGCTGCAGCTACACAATTGAACCAAGATTTGTCATCAACAAATAATAGTGGGGCTATTGTATCCGATAACTCTCGGAAAATTACTATTGTAAATCAGAATAATGATGGATTATTGGTAGAAGAATTGACTGGTGTTAGACTGGATGAGTCCACATTCAAAAGAATAACAAAACAAAATCTACACATGATATAATAAAAAACCCCGCCGAAGCGGGGTTTATACTTGCATGGGATTTATTGAAAATACTTACACAATTCACACTCTATGACCGCCTCTTGAAATGCTTCGGCACATAGTTCACGTTTTTCATTACCATATTCAAGGACAAAACATTTCTTGATTTGGTCATAGACAATGTGACTTGCGTAATCAATCATTTAGTTTTCCTCAGCCAACTTAGAGAAATAAGAAATATCATCATCATCGCCTTCGGCTAATGCTGGTGCTTTCTTAGGTGCTTCTTTGAGTTGTTCTACTGTAGTCTTTGGCTTCACTACTTCACCATTCAGACCAAGTACCTTATCTAGTCTCTGCTTCAGAACCTCATAAGATTTGAACTCACTTGCCTTAGTCATATCTGATAAGGCATACTCTTTCTTCCAAACTGCTTCCATTGCTTCATCATCATTCAACAATGGTGATGCCGATTCAAATTCGGACTTATCATAGTTTTGATAGCCTTCAACCTTACGAATCTTTAACTTGAAGTTGGCACCTTTCCATAAATCAAATGGATTGATTGCTGTCTCATCCTCAAAAGCAGGATTCATAGCTTCAGTAATTTTATCAAAGATTTTCTTACCGAACTTAAACAACTTCACTTTACCTTCATTCTCAGGATGTTTTGGATCCGAAAGAATGTATACATTGGCGATATAATTCAACTTACGCTTCTGCTTACGGACTACTTCTTTGTTTGCTTCGATACCTGAATTCCATAAACCAGAATTGTGCTCACATACTGGACATTGTTGATTCATTGTCGTTAAACAATTATCAATTAACCAACCACCAGGACCTTGAAATCCATGTGAGAATACTTTAACCCACGGTAAGGCATCATCACCGTCAGCTTCTGCGGCAGGTAGAAAACGAATAACAGCCATGCCATTACCTGCTTTGTCTACTTCTGGTCGCCAGAAATTATCTGACTTCTCTGAACCTTCTGTTGGTGTGTTTAATGCTTCGATTGCTTTGGATAGTTTATCCAGATTGCCTGATTGGCGTTTGAGATTTGCAAAACTCATATAATGCTCCTTATTAACGGTGTATAAACGGAATATAACTGCTTTCAAAAACTACTCATAATCAACTACAAAATATAGTATATCATATTATTTAGGCGTTTGTCAAGCATACATCGACATTATTATGCGTGTATGGAAGAAACTTTCATGAAGTATACCAATACCACCTTCTCGCCTCCAGCCATCAATATTCTTTGCTGTATCATCTATTAGAATACAGTTTGGAGTTGCGTAGTCCTTCTTTAGGTGCGCACCTGGCACTAGGATAACAGGGAAGTCTATCTTATGCTTACTCAACCACTCCATTTTCTGTGGCCTAATTAATGGATCTCTCTTATCACTAGCAGTAGAACTAAGAATGGTAATTGGT